TCACAATCCGCCGCGTATATTATAAAACACCTCATGCGATGTGGAGGTTTTATGGATATTATGGTGGCCTCAACGCTGTTGGTAACTTATCAACTTATGGCATGTATGCGGATGACTCCTCCTTTGAGATAATTCCTCCATGGCAGAACAAAGCTCAAGCCATGGCTTATGAGGACGCTATCTATACTAGAAACTCTCATTATTCATATGAATTAAAGAACAACAAGCTAAGAATCTATCCCCTCTCAACCACCGGCGGCCCAAAGCATCTATGGTTTGAATTTACGATTGATGCCGAGCCATGGGACGATCAAACCGATCGCCAAGATGATCTAGATGGTATTAATAATATGAGCACTCTGCCATTTGCCAACATACCATATGCGAATATTAATTCTATAGGTAAACAATGGATACGTAGATTTGCCTTAGCATTGGTAAAAGAAACTTTGGGGCAGATTAGATCAAAGTTTGGCCAAATTCCGATTCCCGGCAGTAATGTTCAGTTAAATGGTGATAAACTTATTTCTTCAGCCCGGGAAGAGCAAAAATCCTTAAGAGAAGAATTACAAAAAGTCCTTGATGAGTTGACGTATCAGAAAATTACAGAGATTCAAAAAGCGATTACAGATAACACTTTGGAAACAGGGAAGAAACTTCCTATGTATATTTTTGTGGGGTAAGTAAATGGCTCATGAAAAAGACAAGTGGTCACAACCTTCACAACCGCCTCCGCCTTTGTTTCTAGGAGAAAAAGAGAGGGACCTCGTTAAACAGGTCAATGATGAGCTGATAGAGAGAGTCATTGGTCAGACTATCCTATATTATCCTATAGATATAGACCATACAAACTACCATCCGCTCTATAACGAGGCCGTCGTAAAGACTTTTTTGTCTCCTATAAGAGTGTATGCTCTAATAGAATTTCAAGGCGAAGAGACAGCAACCGACAAATATGGGATCGACAAGGCTGTTAAACTGAATATACATTTTCACAAGAGAAGGCTGACTGAAGATCAAAACTTGTTTGTCCGCGAAGGAGATTTTGTTGCTTATGGCAAAAACTTTTATGAAATTGTAAGCCTTAAGGAGCCAAAAGAAGTGTTTGGCCAGGCCGATCGTCGCATGGAGATTGTAGCGCAATGTATTAAGTCACGCGAGGGATATTTTGATGGCAGTTAAGACAAGAAACGAAGAAGATAAGTCGCGCGATATTCCTAGGTTCAAATCAGAACTGGAAGATATTGATATTGCGTTATATAAGTTTCTAGATGAAACCATGGACGTGAAGACTGAGACAAACAAAGGATTTAAGAAGGTGCCGGTAATTTGGTCTGGCTCTGAAAGATCTCATAATATAAAATCTGAAGGTGTCAACAGGGATCTAACTGGACAGGTTGTTCTGCCAGTTATTTCCGTCGAACGCAAGGGACTCAAAAAGAGCCACAAAAGCAAGGTAATTCCCTATGCGGCTGTCGATCCGGTTGGTGATCTTAAAGGTGGTTATTTAACCATAAATAAAGTGATACAACAAGATAAAACAAGGAACTTTGCCAACGCTGACGCCATGCGCCGGGCTGGACAACAGAACTATCCTCTTTATAGATCTAAGAAGAACGAGAAGATTGTTTATGAAACATTGTCTATCCCCATTCCAATATATGTAGAGCTTGATTATGCAGTAACTTTGAGGACCGAGTACCAAGAGCAGATGAACGACTTGATGACTCCTTTTATAAGAGTATCAAATGCGCATAGGAGAGTAATAATTGAGCATAACTCCAATCAGTACGAAGCTTTCATTCAAGAAGGATATGCAATGTCGAATAATGTCTCTAGCTATACAACTAATGAGCGCAAATATGAAACAACAATTAATATTAACGTTATTGGCTACTTGATAGGAGATGGCAAGAACCAGAAACAACCTAGAGTGGTCCGCCGCGAGAACCCTGTGCAGATAAGGTTTGCCTCAGAGCGTATCATAGTTCAAGATGAAGATGGCGAATTTAGATTTTAAAGGGTTTTGTGATAAGGCGTGACTATTTATTAAAGAAAAAGTTCGTAAGAATTTTAGAACTTGCCTAATTGAGGAGCAACAAACATGTCAGTAGATAAATTTAAATTTGTATCACCAGGTATTTTTATTGATGAGATCGATGAATCACACCTTCCTCCGCTTCCAGAGCGCATGGGTCCTCTGGTTATTGGACGCTTTGAAAAAGGCCCTGCTCACAGACCGGTAAAAGTCAATTCTTTTCGTGAGTTTGTTGCAAAATTTGGTAACCCGTCTGCTGGTAACGCAACTTCTGGTGACGTATGGCGTACGGGCGAGCTGACAGCCCCTACTTATGCTGCATATGCTGTGCAAGCATGGTTGAGAAATAATTCTCCCTGTACTGTATACAGAATCTTGGGACAGGAGCCTAGCAATGCTGACGCTACAGGCAAAGCCCGGGCAGGCTGGATAACTGATGCCACGCCGGATACTACCCTCGCTTCCGCTGGCGGAGCTTATGGGTTGTTTGTCATGCCAAATCCGGATTCGTATGATCCTGGATCTGGTCTCTATGCCGGAGCGCAAGACGCGTTAGACACCAGCGCCGGCGGAGGCAGTGGGTTGGCAGGATCTTCTACTGATCATAAAATCGTAATCAACGTTCCGGCGTCGATGGGCGGCTCCGCCGTCGACACTAGTATATTTATCGATATGAATACTACGGCGCACGGCGACATTGTAGTCAGCGGATTCACATCCGGCTCTGCCAATCAAATCGGAATCGCCGGCGGCTCGGCGGCCAACGATGATCTCACAGACTATCTTATCGCGGCTATTAACGGTACTTCTAATGCACGTATTGCATATGCAACAGGTGGTGGAAATGCTGGAATCGGCACTGGCATC